GCAAAAGCTGAACCAACTACTTGACCTTTAGCATCGTCTCTAAAAATTAATTTAGAAGCACTAGCTGGAGTAATTGCTCCTGCTGTTGCTGCTTCTGCACCATCTGCTGTACGAGTTGGTTTCAGAATTGCTTTTAAGAAAGTAGCAGATACGATTTTAGCTTTAGCTGAATCGGTTTTTTCTACTGCTGCGGTTATTTTATAATAAGCAATAGCATCTGGTTCATTACCTGCACCGCCATCACTACCGTTTGCGTCATAATCACATTCGATAGCTACGATTTGGTTTTCTAGTAAGAACTCAGGGCATACTGCTGTATCTACCTCTCTCCCGAATTTGTCATATAGACAGTCAATGTAGAAGTTATCTCCAGTAACAATAGCAAAAGCGTCAGTATTGTAATCACCGACTGTTTTTGCAGCTTGCATTTGGAAGTTTCTACGTTGCCATTGGTGTCTTTGTTCTAAGAACTTAAACACTGGATCGTCTGTAGGTATTTTAGCAACCATTGACAAATAAGTGAAGAAAGGAGATTGAGCAGGTGCTAATTCAGCAACTCTATCGCCAAAGTTAAAAATTCGTCTATCATTATTGATAGATGTACCTTGGACGTTAGAAGCATTGTTAACACCTGTAATAGTACTGGTATAAACATTACTCATGTTATTTCCCCTTTTTAGTTTATATTAAATTAACCAAATGGGTTTCTTTTCTTATGATTTTGAATCATAGAATCCATCATTTGGTCTTCCACTTTTGTTGATGACTGCACACTAGCTCCAGATTGCACCCCTAATGGCTGGGGAACACTTAAGTTATTTTGTCTATTATCCATTAATTCAACTTTTTTAGCTACTCTTTGTTGTCTTTTTTGAACATTAGGGTTTACCTCTGTTCTTTGACCCCTACGCATCTGATGAAGATGAACTAGATTGTCTAAAGACATAGAACTTGGATCATTCATAACATTTATAAAGTCAGCTGCATCTGCAGCACTGTAAGCATGTTTGGTTTGTAGTTCAGACATAACATGTTGGTTACGTAAAGCTACTTGCCTTTGTTGCTCATCAATTTGTGCTGCTTCTGCTCTACGAGCATCTTGCACTTCCATATAATTTGCTAAATCATCCACATAGTTATCCCTGTGAGATAAATACTTTGCAGATTCACTCTCAGGATCATCTAGAGCTTCAGAATGACTAAATCCAGCAGGTTTTCTAGGTTTAACAGGTTTTGATACTTCTGTTTCCTTTTCAACTTGAGCTTCTGGTTGTATTCTTTTTTCTGTTAATTGAGCTACTTGCTCTTTTAACAAGTCTACTTCCACTTGCTTTTTATCTGCTTGACTTTGCCAATATTGAAATTGACCATCGTCACTCCTTGGATCTTCATTCACTGGAACTGATTCCGAAGGTTCCACCCCTTGATTATCTGGCTGCTGTTGAGAAGTGTCTGTTGCAACAAACTCTTCCACTGCAGGACCTCCAAATATCTCAGTAAAGATGTCTTCTTGTATACCAGACTCGTTTGCAGTCGATTGTTCTGGTTGTTGTCCCTGTGTTTCGTCCAATATTTCGTTTTTGTCTTGTGCCATTTTTTATTCCCTTCCTAACTCTCCATGTCCTCAGTCAACGCATTAAACATATTTTCGTTTTCATTTGTTGTATCCTCAGGGGTAACAGAGTTCATTAGATTTGTTTTTGCATCATTAAGTCTAGCCTTCATTAAGCTAGCACTTGCATCAGCACGATTCGATATTTTATCTAAGTCGCCACTGAATTTTTCTACTTCTAAACGCTTCTTAGCATGTATTTCTTCACGTTCAGCAGTTTGAAGATCTCCCTTGACCTTCTTCAATTCTTCTTGTAATCCTTGCACCATTTGTTCTAATTGTTTAATATGTCCTGATCTATCTAAGACACCTTCAACATCTACAAGTTCTGATTTCTTCAATACTTCAACTTGATCTATTAGTCCAGCTTGATACAATTCTTGATAAGTTTGTAGTAATGCCATTCTATTAGTTGGTAATGTAGAGCCAGATACTACTGTAATATCATATCTTCCTGTACCAACATCATGGAATCTTTTTACTGCTCCATCAGGCATTTCAGCATAAAAATTAATTCTTTGTTCGTTTAGTTCACCGTTAGGCTGTATAAGTCTTAATACTTTTTCTTCTGTATACATTTGTTGCATTAAAGGTATTGCAACTTTCGCACATTGGTTTAAAAAGTTTTCTATGTCATCTCTACGAGATTTAATTCTTCTCTGCCCAAATTCGTCAATAACTAATGTCCCTCTATAAGTAGACGGAGCACTTTGAGTGCTTCCTTGCATTAGTTCAAAAATACCAAAGCCGTATTCTAAATCATATTTAGCATCAGCTTCATTTTTATACAGTTCGTTAGGCAGAGGAACTGGACCAGCAACGATCGGTGCACCTAGCTCAGCATCAAACTCGATAACACTGGTTCCAGCTTTACTCCACTCCGACTCTATTTGTCGAAGATCAGCTGAGCCTCTAGGTATTAATAATTTTACATTTGTACTTGTACTTGCATGAGCTATAATTAATGAACGTATCTTATTGATATATTCTTGCATAGGTCTATACAATCTAACATCTGAATCAGGATAAGGATTTCTGTGATGAACATTCATCATAGGTATAATAGGATAGTCTTCTGTTGGCATAACTCTTTTGTATAAAAGAGACTGTCCAACTGAGACTACTAACTCTATACAAGGTTTTAAAATATTATTTACTTTAATTCTTCCTGTTCCTATTAATTCTTCTTTTGACATAGGAATTAATTGAATAGTAGATCCTGGTATTCCTTCTTCATCTTCTACACCTGGAACTATTTCAGGTTCTTGTTGCATTTGTTGTCCCATCTGATCAAATTTAGGTTCTGGTAATTTAAAATGAAAAACATGACCATAATCTACCATGTGCTGAATAAGTATTGCAATTCCTTCATCATCGTGAACTACTTCTTCCTCTCCAGTCATTTTTCTTACTATAAAGTAATAATTATCTAAATATCCTTCATACTCTAATTCAGTAAAAATAAATTCTTCATTAGCAAATGGTTCATACACATGATAATAAGGATGAGCCACTCTAGAGTATCTTTCCATGTATTTACGTTTTGTATGTTTTTTAGAATGATCATCTGCATGAAATTGCTGACCTTCTGTAGCAGCTAGGTTAGTAGCAGGAGTATCATCGTCATCCATAACAGCTGGATCAGAATTTTCAATAATATCCATGAATGATGGATAAGTATTTTTAGCAACTTCATCTGTCATATGTTTACAAACTATAATATGTGAAGCATCTCTCGCATAAGGATCTTTTGAGTTTGGATCTATGTAAACATCTAAAGGATTAATAGACTTTAAAAGAACCTCTCCTTTTCCATTATCTGCAGCTGCATTTTGATATACTTGGAATACTCCCATTCCTCCAACATAATAGTCGTCAATAGTTTTCTTTAATTCTTCATCTCCTGAAGATATGTTCCACATATGTTGAAATAAGTCAGAAAAGACTTTAGCAGTATGTCTATCAGAATCTTCTTTTGCAGTAGCTCTGAACTGAGGTGAGTTGTATGTCAATAAAGATTTAGCTGTTTCTACAATTGGATGAATTCTGTTTACTACTATTGGTGCTTGTCCACGAGATTCTAACACTTCTTTCTCTTCGTGAGACCATTGTGCACCAGCTCTAAATTCTAATGCTTCTTGAAATCCTTGAGCCCATATTTGTCTACTACTTTTATATTCATCAAATAATTCTATACTTTCTTTTACTTCGGGAGTCATTGAAGCATCTTGTAAAGATCCTCTTTGAAACCCAAGAACAAAATCATCATCTAAAAAATTTTGTGTTCTATTTTCTGCTGAGCTTCTTGGTTTTTTCGACATCTTGTTTTTTTACCTCAATATAACCCTTAGGCATCATACCATGATCGTCAAGGGTTTTTAATAAATCCTTTATAGTAAATTTGTATTTATTATTTAATTCTTTTATTGACATTAGAATTTTAATGATAAATTATTAAAAAATAATCGACTTGTCAAGTCTTTTTACAGAGTTTTCCAACTTTTTTTAGTAAATTGCATATATTCTGGCTCTTCATATACTTTTTTAGCTTCATGATGGGGTCTATAGCAATTTTTGTTAGCATAGAAAAAACCATCTAACAAGTCATCATGTTTACCCCTAGGGTATAATAATAGCTCATCTAGCAAGGCTTGTTGATCTTCTTTTATGAAAACTTTATAATTTGCAAACAATGGTTGTAAACTTTCTAATCTAAAAGACTTTCTAGTCCTAGGATTTTCTTTTATTTCCAATCCAGGTATAAATAATCCCAGTTGCTCAGATTGTTCTTTAATATATTGTCGTAACATCTCCTGATATCCAACAGCCTCAATCCTTGTTCTTTGGCTTCTGTATTCTCTAAAATTATGTATAATGGCATCTGCTAAATCTAATGGTGTTGCTCTTTTTCTATAGTATGGTAAGCAAAATCTGTTATTATCTTCATCTATTGCCAGGTTAAATATAACTGAATAGTCAGCAGTGCTTTTAGTGCTAGAAGCAGGGTCGATGCCTGTAAACACATTTACAGGTCGAACAATGTCTACTTCCTCACCATTAAGCTTCGTCAGGACAAGGTTCGACAACCCTTCCTCTGTTCTTTCTATAAATCCATCGTATGACTGAATAAACTCTTGTTTAAACAAAGCATCTTCATCTCCAACGATTTCACATAGATATTCCCTATAAAACACAGAAAGACGATTAATACTATCTAATTCTTCTTTCTTTTGTTTTAATTTTTCGACTGGCCATACCTCAGGCCATAGAGCATGATTCTTTTCCAAGTCTGGTTTAAATGTAAAGTTCTTCCAACCTTTCATGTCCTTCAATGTTTCAACGAGACACCTTTCGTGTTGGGGAGTACCAATAACACAAATCTTTCCACGTTTAGCATCTAAAGAGGGGACACCACTCTGCAATAACCATCTGAGATTATATTCCATAGCTTCTGCAGTTTTGGTATTATTTTCATCTTCAGGGTCATCGAGTATCAACAGAGTAGGACGTTGATTTCCGTGTTTGATTCCTCTTATCTGTTGACCTGTACCCTTGCAAATAATCACAGAACCGTCTTTTAGCTCTATTTCTGTATTGGTCCATTTTCTTGCAGACTGCTGTCCCCAATATCCAAAAAAGTATCTAAACTCTTGTGAATAGTCTAATACATCTTTAATTGTACCAAGTAACTTAGTAGCATGCCCTTGCGTTCTTGATACTAATACAACAACCTTTGGCCCTTCATCAAACATTAAATGAAATAAAGGATAAACACCAGCAACTACTGAACTCTTAGCATGACCACGAGGAGCAATTATATTTAATTGTTTTATATTGTCATCCTGTAGGTATTTAGTAATTTCATAGTGAAAGGGTGGAGAATTCTCACTAAACATGTTTGGCATTACCATTCTACCAAATAACAACATATCCTGTTGCATATCTAATAATATTTTTTGTTTATTCACCTATTTTCACCTTTAAGCCCATATCTTTTGCTACATCTTTTAAGGTAGCTAAAAAAAGTAATAATATCTTCTCACTCTTTGATTCTACTGTGATCGACTTCTTCTTCATTAGATTCAAGCTCCTTTACTTTGGTTGCCTTCAATTTCTTTGTTTGTTTTGCATATGAGTCTGCTATTTGATGCGATATATCCAATTCTAGTGTATCTGTCTGTGTTTTAGACTTAGGTTTCATTTCTAAGAACTCTGACAACTTATCTGCTGCTTTTATCATATTACTACTATCTTCTTTTCCTGTAGCAATACTGATAGCATCTTTGATGACATCTAATACATAGCCTTCATCTATGTCTTTTTCTATTAAAATATCTTTTAACTTATCACTAACCATCTTTTTTATTTCCTTTGTCTTAAATAACCTTTTAGCTGCAATTTCAGGATTCTCTTGATCTGGACGATATATTTTCCCTATTTTATAAAAATCGGGAACTTCTCCAGCTAATTTGTAGTTAACAAAAGTATCTACTGCTAATTCAGCTCTATCTCTTTGTGCTTCCATCTCATTATATGTTTTAGTTGAAATGCTAGCATAATTCTTTGTTTCATAGTGCGGTTCAAACAATAATTTAGATGTTTCATATAAAAACTGTTTTCCATAAGGAAATACCATTTCTATGTTTTTTCCATACAAATTACGTGATATACACTCTGAAACATAACCATCATCACTTACACCCCATTCTCCTGGGCTACATTTACTCCAATGGTCATATTTAACCTTTAAATTCTTAAATTCCTCTTCCGTATATATATTATACGTCTTCGGCTGATAATTGTTTATCTTCAGTTTCCTGTTTATCTTGATCATTTCTTTCTTTAAAATTTTCCTCTAAGTGTTTTATGAACTTATCTTTTGTGCCTTGCATCTTCATATATTCGTCTAAAGCTTGATCTCCCTTAAAAACGTGCTGTTGGAGTTGTTCTAACTGAATACTGATCATTCCTAATGCTCTTATTAATTCTTTTAATGTTGGCTTATTTTTCTTTTTTATCATATTTTACTTGACATCCTTATTTTAATGTTGTATACTTAAAGCATAATACTTAACAAATCTTAATTTGTGTATTATATACTTTAAGTATGTTAATCTAAATTACTCACTTTTAAATCTAATAAATTTTCTTTCATTGCTTCTATAACTAAGTATACTTCCATTTCTGCTATATGCAGATCCTTTATAGTTAACATCTCTTCATCATTAAAATCCATCGCCATAGTCTCCCACGATCCATTTTCCCTATTAAATTTCGTTAAGGGGGTTGAATACTCTATAGAACGCCTAGCCTCCCTAACAACTTGATCCAATGTTAATTTTATATCAAAAAATTTTTTTAGTTTTTTAATAGACATGTTATAATATAATGCCCCTTTTTCAAAAATGCAAGTAGAATGTACGCACGTCTTTTATGTAGTAACTACTACCCCTTGGTTTAGGTTTACTTTCAACTTTTAGTTGAAAATTACTAAACCAGGTCGTAGTTACTTAAAGACATAGAAAATTAGGAACCCTTGGTTTAGGCTTTTTAGCCTACTAATTTTCACTAACTAACGGAGGACTTTAAAATGGTAGAACTCATTTTAAAAGTTTTCGACTTCAACTTGGATGAAGTCGAGTTGTCAGACGAACAGGTCGACAATCTAACTGCTGAAGAAATTCAGCAGAATGATTGGCGAGTTGTCGTAATGACAACTTCTGCCAGTGATACTATCACTGACAAGGATAGAGAAAAGATAAAGCACCAAGTTTGTTCACAATTCAAAGGAATTGTTCACATGGACAAACTTGACACGAAGTATTTTGGTAAAAATACTTACGAGTGTGCTGCTTTCTACTATCCAAAGTCGGATAGTTCGCCAGCAGGCAGTAGATTTGTCCTTGGTTAACACCAAGCCTCAAATCAGTAGTAAGGGTAGCATTTGCTACCTTTACTACTTTATCTACTTTTGTCAGAGTAACAAAACACGCAGTATTAACTAATACCCAACAAGTCATCACTTGTTGTAACAACTTACGGAGGTAAAATTTATGCTATTAAACAGATCAGATTTACTCACTGTAATAGATGAGATTGTTAACCAACAATACTATGCAGGGAGAAGTGCAACATTTAATGTCAATGTAAATAAGTTAGAGAGTTTATTACCATCTCAACTTCACAACATAATTAAAGCAAGCACTAGAGATGGTAGAATCAATAAGATTGTACTCATCAAGCAAGTAAAGAAAATTATTAGTTAGTTGCTTAATCAATACATTGTAGCCATCTAAGTTCAGCCCATTTGGCTACTTTGTATTTATTTACCTCAAATACATAATAGTAAATAAGTAGTATCAAGCTAAGATCTCTAATCAGTTATATCATTCAGCTTACCCTAATTTCTACTTATTTGCTACTATGTATTTTAAATAATTACAAGAATTAAGTAATAAGATTAGCTATCTTGTTACTTAAGTTCGTAAGCCTGTACAATGTGAATTAACCCACATCAGGCTGGTTAGTTGTCGATAGATTATGAGCATATTAAATAGTATGTGAGTAGCTACAAAAGTAGTAACAACCGAATGCTGCACAAAAAGATAACGAGTAGGTTATCGTTAGCAAATGCACAGAATACAAGGTCAAAGTATGTCGAGCCTTGCTGTGTCGTAAGATTAATACAATGGACAAGAGTGGAGACACTATCAAACTTGTTTGAGTATGCCAGTTATGGTATGACTATGTGCTAATCCAGGACAGATTCCTGGTAACTAAATCAACAGCATTGTGAGTATACTCAAATCTCACACGGACACATTAAGTATAGTGTTTAGTATGTAAAAATACTGAACACTTATACTTAATAAAAAGTTTTAGCTCAGTATCAATACAAGTCCCTGCAATTCATCTAGTATATACCTCAATTCTTTTTCAGTTTTGAAACCTTATTAGGTTATTTTTCATGTATATATCTAGTGCAGGTCATCTATGACGACAATTTGATACTGAGCATTATTAGAAAAAGAAGTATAGTTTTGAACAATAGTGCCTTTCCTTCATACTAATATCTCAAGTATTAGTATGTTTTAGTTAGTGTTGTGCGAAGTACTATCATTGTCACTATTGTTCTACTATACTATTAAGGAGAAAACAATGAACATCTTAGAAGCAATACTATCTTACGATTCAACTATTGGATTACGAGGTAGTTTAACCACATTCAAGAAACACTTAAAAGGTGTAGATGTTGACTACGAAATACCAAGAGAGTTAATTAAATACCTTTACCACATCAATTACGAGAGATATAGAATGGAGAAGTGTTGGATTGAATTAGACAGCAGATTTCTCAGATACCTTCACGTAACAACAAACTATGACTTTCTAGTAAAGTTAATAGTAAACAAGGATCAGAAATGTTACTTAATACCAAAAAGAAAGTATTTTGAGTTAACTGACGAAGGAGGAATAGTCAAATGAGAACATTAAATTGACTAGTATTTAGAAGAAAGCAAACTAACAATATACATAAATTGTCTAAAAAAGCACTAGTCAACCTAGTGACTGACTTATCTAAAGAGAATAATGAGTTAAACGAATTAATAGCTTTTGAAGATAAAGCAGCAGACAGTTATGAAAGATATCGTTAGTTGTTATCTTCTATTACACTGATAGCAAAGCAATGGGTAGTTCAGAAATGTTCTACCTATTGCATTAACCAGGGAGTAACAAATGAGTTTTAAAATGGAAGATTATGCAGATGAGATATTTCAAATGAAAGAGGAGAAACTAATGAATAACGATAAAATATTACTTCACTTAAACAGAAAGATGTTTAGTTTATGTAATAATCATGATACAAGAGAGATATGGAAAAACATATTTACCCTTGAAAACAATACTCTACTAGTTCAGCTAGAAGAGAAAGATTATCCTAGTAATTTAAATAATATGATTAGATGGATATCAAAAAGAATTGAAAAAAGATTAGAAGTTGGTAAGTCTAGCTATTTAGCAGAAGTACCAATTACTAAAAGAGAATGTGAAGAACATTCGAGAGACAATCTAGAAGAAGCAATTGATGAGCTACTAGATTTGTTAGTCTACTTAACGGCAACTATATTGTCTGATAAGGAGATAGTTATAAGAGACTTGCTAAAAAGAGAACTAAATTCGTTGTTATTTAGTGCATTTACTCTAGCAGTATCTTATAAAGTTCAACAACAACGACTAACTATAGGAGAAACAACCAATGAGTGAAAATTCTGTTGTTTTGAAAGTAATGATGCCAGGTGCCCAGCACTTTACATCATTAGATGTTCCTTCTGAAGTAGTGAATCTTAGAACCCTAAGAAGTCACTTATCAGAAGCAGGACACACAAATGTCAGTGATGCTGTAACATACGTAGGAGAGACACAAGCTCTTGACGAAGCAAAAAGTTTTACTGACTACGAAAATGCTGATGGCACATTGTACATCACTTTCGTAAATGAGAACAAAACTGGTGGACTCGTAAGATACTACCAGGAATTGTTGTCAATTTAATAGCGGTTAGGTTTCAACCACGCTAGATCAGTAACGAGACTATAGTAGGAAGCAGATAGGGGCATTGCTTTCTACTATATAGTCTCTAATATTAACCAATAAAAAACTAATTTAGGAGTAACAACATATGAACTTAGAAAATACATATGCAAGAAGAAGTTTGGATATAGAACAATATAAACCAAACACGTCATCTGAATACATGTCAGGTGCAATGATATCTAAAGTAGTTCTAGATGGTCCACTTAAAATATTAATGGAAAAGATAGAACAATTCAATAATGACTGGATACGACCAAGATATCTTAACAATAATAGATCAATACTTAGTCCTTTAGAAGATATAGGAGTAACTAATAAGCTTAATTGGAAAAGAGGAACTGTCAATACAATAGAAACAATGTTTGTTGAAAGATTACTACAATTCAACAAAGGTGGTGCTATTGGACTTAAGTTTGTTAGAAGACCAAAATCAATGAGAACACAATGGTTGAGAGCACAAAATGACATAGAATCAATAGAAACGTCATTAAAGCAAATTAAAAGTATTGGTAAAAACAATCTAACAGATGAGTCTGAAAGAAAAAGAATGGAAGAATTTCTAGACGAAGCACTAGAGTGGTTCTTTAATAATTTAGATGCTGGAATTGAAATGTATAAAGATTCAGAAAATATCAAAATACATCCATACTTTGTTAGTTTGCAAGGCATACAAAGATCTGAAGCAACATCA